GCCTTATCATCTGCTGTCAGGACTCGGCCGAAGTGGTTCCTAATCCTATCATCTGCCATAGCATCCCCAAGAAGCTCTCTGGCTCGTTCCTGGACACCGAAAGTTGAGGATATCTTTGTGATAAGCAGGTTAGCCTCCAGCCGACTGATTCCCAACTGCGATGATAATCTCTTGGGACCTGCACCGTAGATGACTGATAGGCATGCCAGCTTAACCTGATCTCGACTGTACATGTTATCGAAGACATCGCGGGCGACCTGGCTATAGACATCACGCTCAGCGATCAGGCCACCGATAGCAGCAGCGATACGTGCCTCCAATGAGACAAAGTCGACCTGGTATATCTGGCCGCCGTCAAACCGAGAGCCTATGATGCCTCGAAGATCCTTTCGAAGTCGAAGAATCTGTGGGCCCGACCTCTCTGTCAATCGACCGGTCCTGGAGCCATGCTGATTATATGCCACGGACCTGGCAAATCCATCATCATCGGGTGTAAATGAGATCAGGACTGACCTCTGGCCAGGTGTCATCTCGGCACGGATTGCCCGTTGGTGCCTGTCAGCATCGATCCTTGCAGGCTTCAAGGCTCCCAGGAGGTCTCTGGTTGACACGAAGTGGTCATGATAGTATTCCATCGGAGATGAGTCTAGGACATCCCAGGACTCATCCTGGAGCCTCCTAAGATAGTTCCTGTACGTCAAGGAAGGCATTGACCACTTAAGCGGGAAATCTCTTGGCTGAGAGACAGCTGAGACGGCTGCAATATACTTTCGATCAGGCATTATATTAAGCTGGTGACCTGTGACGGCGGCGAGGTCCTCAACACGAAGGCCTGAGTCCTGACAGCCGACAGTCCAGTCGTCGGTCTCAGGTGTGCCTATTGCGACAATAGCACCATCACGATCGAATGTTATACCGTCCTGATTATCGATTAGTCGTCGTGAAATGTGCAATCGCATGCACTATTTTATCATGCCATTAGCAAATTGAACAAGCTATTAACAATCAGGAATCTTTGTTGGCCTCATTCGCGGCGTTAATCGCACTAAGCCCACTTGCATGTGTTCTAAATGTGCCATAGGCATCAACAAATGAACAAACGATAGACGTCTCAAATGTCCCGGGTGATATTTTGTGATTGACCTTAATAGCGTGATACATGTTATCAGCTGACGTTCCTGTCCCAAAATCAACAAAGAACTGCTGCATATACTCAATTAGAGGACATCCCACCAAGCCTAGTGTCAGCCTAGTCGGAAATACCTCAAGCGGAAGCTCTCCCGATCCTAATCCTGTCGGCATTAACGGACCTGGATTAGGGCCGCCACCTGTCATAATATTGGCAGCAAACAATTGATCCGCCTCGGTGGATAAACTTGCATTCTTAATCATTGATGCAGAGCTGCCATATGTAATTGTTGGAACAGCACTCCTAACGGCACGAAATAGCGCTATTGGGTCGATATCGCCACCCAAAGGCGCCAGCCCCTCGCCGGCGCCGGCTGCTTCGGTGGTAGGCGCCCCATCTGTCGCAGGTGTACCCTCTTCTGCTGATATATCCGTGGGTTCCTGATTTACATTGCCTGAATTGAAAGCATTATACGCAGATCTAAGTGTATTTTGGGCAGCCGGATTATTAGATGCCTGCTTGTCATATACATGAATCTTGAGTATCTCATTTTTAATGATCTCGTCTTCACCGCCATCGACATGCCAAACAGGTTGACTTTCAACTGTTACCTCAAGTTGGGGCATCCTAAATTCCGTGTATACACAATGTGTACGAAGACGGGCAGCGACAGCATCACGCATTTGAAGTGCATCATTTTCCTTGGCTTCCTCGGTCTTTTCCGCTGTTATCCTTCCCGTTTCAGGATCCTGAACAGTCTGATAGAGGCCTTGTAGTCCATAATTTATACTAGACATGTCGTCGGGAAAATTATTAATAACAAGACTAATAAATCCAGTCAGGTCCATTTCTAATGAGCGATTACGTTGAAACGCATGGGTAAGCATAGATCTAAAATTACCAGCATGAATCTTAAACTCACCAATATTTTTAGCAGGTAGACCACCATCAGCCTTCGTCATTCCCATAAGGCCAGCCTGATCATTAAAATTATGAAATATCATCTGAATGTCAGTATATGGACTGGTCGCCTGCAGCGACTGACCTATAAACACAGCAAAAACCTTGGCCAGAGATACAAAAGATGGGGCTGGAGAATTATATTCCTCATCTGGGAATTCAGGATCAGAGTCATTTTTTAAACTATTCCAATTTTTAGTCAGGTTCTTAAATGGATCAGATGTGGCAGCTCGCACAGCACCGTCACCGCCGGTGGGCCCGCCTGTGATAGATACCATTTTTCTTTCTATAGCATTAGCAACAGTTCGATAGGCATCATCTATCATAGTATCACTGTCAGATGAGTCATCCAAACTGTATAGCTTACCGATATCTGCTATTAATTCGCCAGCCGTTTCCCTGCATTGTGCATCCTCGCCTTCTTCCTTGGTCGTCGTGAGTGATTCTATAATTTCTCCTAGCATGTCTCCAACGGTCTTATCACCATCACCTATTTTGTCTGTCAATCTAGGTACTGATGTCAGGGTGCCCATTCTTCCAAGAACCCTGTATCCACTAATATTAGTTAATTGCTGCTTACTCCTTAGTATACCAAGAGCCTCACCAATTCTAGTAATTAGCTCATTTAATTGGTGCACAATATTGTCAGTTCCCATACCGTTAGGTGCCGCCGAAATTTTTTGGTTTTGAAGGTCTAGGCCAGCTGGCGAGTGAAGATCAATTTCGATCTTAAATTGTCCGACTGTATCCATATTCAACTTATACTTCGTCACCCTAAACAACTCTTTCCTTCTAAGACTGTTTAAAAATCTTCCATACGGATTTTCAATTGCACATCCCGGCTGACCATGAGGATGACTCCATCCCCACTCACATATAAATTTTGCAGACTGATACTGTCCTGGATTTAAAATCTCGGCAATCTCAGTCATTCGCGATCGATCATGTAACGTTATACTCATTCTTGCTGTCTTGTAAGATAATGCACCTGCACCAGCGTTATACGAACTAATTGTAAAATCGTTTAATGACATAAATGGACGAAACCTATCAATTATTGGTGTTGCCCTAAGATTACTATCATGATTAGCATAGTCGCTGTCTGGGACCATTGTCTGTGGTGACAGAAAGAGCTCCATTCCTGCGCCACCCTCATTCTCAGAAATATTTCCTGGCTCACCTGAAGCTGATATACCAGTGCCTGCAAGCATCTTGACAAAATTTGGTTCGTCATTCAATCCTGTTGCGCCGTGAAGAAACTTATAAATAGATGCGCCTGCAGCCGGGTCACCTTCACTAGGATTTGTCCTATCTGATATTAGCTGGAGAGTTAAAAAAGGCTGGCACATCGACATCTGCACAGTGGGTATAGAGTTAAAAAATACCTGCAATCCATTTGTGTCACGTGCTGCTGGCCCGAATGCCTGGGACATTACAAATATAAGTGACAGATTCGTTTCTGTCTCCGCTTCATTAGCAGTAATCAATCCAATATTACCAGCATTAATGTCTTCCCAACCATTAAAAATATTAAATGCCTGGTTAGAAGGGCCTAATATTATAATTGGTGTTTGTAATGTGTCGCTATCAAGATCAGACAGTTCGCTAATAACATTGTCAATAGTGCGAGATCCTCGTGCTGGATCGCCAAAAATCAATCGTGATATAATAAGATTCTTGTTGGCCTGGTTTTGACCACCGCCTACCTGCGGTGAAAGTATGAGAGGATCAAGAAAGAACTGCTTCAGCGCGTCCGTCGGATCATCAATAAGTCCTTTCGATGCCTCAGTCATGTCAGCAGACTTACTACCTGAGAAAGGTCTGGAACTGTAATCATAGTTCCACCAGGAATCTGGAGTCCCCAGCCAATATCAGATGCGGCCGCCAAGATCCACCAGTAGCGACTGTCACCGTATAAATTTCCAGCCAGCTCGTCAAGACGACCTAAACCTTGTGTTGTTATTGTGCTGGTGCTCAAACTATTAGATGCCACAGCTTTCTTTATCTTACGAAATGCGGTAGCTGTGGACATCGTGGTACCCTTTAAAATAATAGAGTCTTTGGCATATCTTGATATCGGCATCTCAAATCCTACGTGTAGTCGACTATACCAGTCTTGTCAATCATCTTGTTAATAATATCATCAATTATCTTCTTGGCTTCATTAAACTTTTTACGACCTCCAATGCCTGTCGGGCCCAGGGCACTGTCACGGCCTGACTGACCGGCAATGGCCGACATAGTTTCTCCAACTGGATATAGAGGAGCTCGATTCATGCCAGAGGCGTCAATACCTGGGGCAATGTCGTGGATCGGCGAGAATGCTATAGAGACCTTGCATAATTTTGGAGCACGAGAGCCGTAACGTGCGACCTCCCATGTAGCACCACCTAACCAGTCAAAGTTCATGGATGTTATAACACCAGCCAGACCCTTACCACCGACGGCATTGAACGATTTAAGTATTGGATTGTTCTCCTCGCTGGAAAATATACCGTATTCCAGGTCAGCCTGAGCTAGCTCCGCCTGAACCTGGTTAATCGCCTCCTGAACAAGCGGAATACTGCCAAGCTGACTGGAAATCGACTCAATTGCGGCAAGCAGCTCCCCCTGAGCGTATGAAGCAGCACTCAGACTGAAATTCTCTGTTCCAACACCAAAAAGCCTAAGCAAACTAAACTTGCTGCTATTTGTCCTGATAATATCACCTATCCGGAGACGGATGACAGGAGACGATGTCGGTATTTGGGAGAACGGCGCGACTATTTTTTGCTGTCCGTCAGCACTTATTAACACACGCCCTGGAGACCACTGCGGATATATAAGTGTTACCAACTTGTTTATCTTTGTGTACATTATCTCGAAATCTGCATGGTTAGTGCAGGCAATAGTGAAACTAATGCTGATGGCGCGCTTTGTCTTCTGATATATCATAACATCATCCACTCTACCATAAGCTGATGTAGACTGGTGACTAACGCTATAGTTGTCTGTTAGCGTCGATAGGAATGCCTGAAGTGCCACGATCTCATTGGTGCGCAGGTCGTGAAAATAGAATGGCATGTACTCGGCATCGAGCTCGGCCTCCACTTCTGCACGTGTCTTTGTATCAATTTTATTCTCAAACCTAAAATTACCGAGCTTACCAAATCCTGTCGGGTCGCCTTCCCTATCACTTAGCTGTCCGTATGCCGCCGATGGTTTACGGGTATAGATTCCTGGATTTAGTGCAATTGACTGGGCCGAGGCGAGCATCGCGAGGACACCTCCTGCGGAGTGGACCTGCCTGGTCTGTTCCAGGATGGCCTCTTGGAAGGCTTCGCTAGACGCGTCGGTCAGATCTGTCATCCTACTACTGGCCGCCTTAAAATCATTAGGTAGCAGTAGCATTGACAGTGCATTTCCAGCTCGATAGCCGCTGCCTCGACCCATCTGGCCTAGGCCTGAGGCCATCTTCGAGGACATAGCATAATCTGCAGGTAGCATGCTCACATAGCTCTGGGGTAGGAACGGAACTGGAACTGGAAAGACGGTCTCACCGGATGGACCCAATATTGGTGCGCCTCGATTTATCGCCTCAGGTAATGGGATCTGGAACAGCGCAGGATTTTGCTTAAGGGAAGCATTACCGATTGTGGTCATTACGTTTAAGAAGTTAGCCATCTTCGATGTTAGAAGAGCTGTCAGAACATCTGATCCCGCATCAATTGTTGTCTGGATATTTGAAACGCTGGTCAGTTCAGCCGCCGTCCTCGGTGAAACAGTGCCAGTCCGCCCAGCTACGTCAGTTGACAGATTAAGTGCTGATCTTATGACATCACGAGCAACAGTAATATAAAAACCAGGGGACTGGACGACTGTACCTGGGAAGAACATTACCAGGAGACCCCATTCGATAGCCCTGATATATAAGTTAAATTTATCGCCTACAAAGCCGTCAGGAGGAGCTAGACCTCCGGCACTTACTGGTCCGCCTGATCTGGTAGCACCAGAAAGACCTGACTGATTATCAGGTACCACAATACCTAAATTCTCGAGTGGGATTGGAGTCAGCAACAATGACCTGCGGGATGATCTGCCAGTAAATATAAGAGGGGATTTACCAGCTGAATCTATCCTAGCCAATATGTCATTAAGATTTATACCCAGAGGTAAACCTGCACGTGTGGCAACCTTCATGGCACCAATTGGCGTCACCCTGGCAAGGGCCTCAAGGGCCGTGACAGGCTCCATCAGTGATGATATTATTAATTGCAGGGGCTTAACTGCTATGCCCACGGCCAGAGCTAACGCACCGGCGAGTGCCAATGTCGCCTCACTATTATCGCTAAAGCGATCTAAAAAATTATTATAGCTGCCAAAGCTAAATGGTGCTATTCCATCACCTATATCAAGATTTCCTGTCGATGTCTTTCTAATATTTGAGACGCCTGAACCCGCCATGACATGTGGGCGGGTATTTCCCGAGGCTGCGCCACCGGCATGACCAGGAGCACCATATGCATTTACCGGATCAACCTGCGGATACGTTCTAGGGATTCCCATTTGGGTGGTGCCTGGCCCTAGGTCCTTTGCTGTCTTTGTCCTAGGATCTATAGGATTACTAACGTCTGCATCATCGCCAGTAGCCAACAACATCAGTGAGAGGCCAACATTCTGAAGCTGTTCAAATGTAATAGACTCACCCTCTGGATCGAACTCTCCCAATTTCTTCTGAAATCCGGCGATTGGCATGGCACTGTCATGAACACGCTCGCCTTCAGGATCGAAGGGTGTCTGGTCTCGACGAGAGTTCCACCTATTTTTTAACAGGGCCTGGGAGACTAAGTTTGAGACTGGTACCGAGGCAGGATCCTGTAGGTTAGGAGCTGATGCTTGACCGCTGGTACCAATTCCTGAAGCTAGTACGCCGTCCTTTAAAAATGTATTGCCGGTATATGGCGCTGCTGTATCACCACCACCCTTCGAGAGCAATTGTCCGAGTGTCAGGCCTCCTGACTGGGTCTCGGCGAATGGGCTTCCATTGGCATTCCCCTCGTCCAATGCTCCTGCCAGAGGGGCAAAAACATGCTGTGAGTCTGTAGAACCTCCAGCTGTAACTATCGGTACCGGGGCTCCGTTGGCATCGGAAAATGTGAATTCTGTAGAATCGGGAGGAACAGTATATGCATTTCCCCTAGTTGGAGAATAGCCATTATCGTGGCCATGAGCTGTATTTTGACTCAGATAATCGCCCAGTCGCCTCTTGAGTGGTTCTGTAAGGTCGTCAATGCCTGGCTCGAATCGATCCGCATCACCAGACTCACCGTCAACAATATAAGGTCCTGGATTGTTGGGGCCTAACGGAGTTGTTTCATCCATTGTCTACTTCCTCCTCCCCACTCGATGCCTCTTCGAACGTAACTTCGGTGCCCATCTTATTGGCAGCGTTCATAACTAATTTCTGTGCTGTAGCAGTCCTGGCTCGTTCAACTGTATCCATTGCCGGACCAAGAACTTGATCCTGCATGTAAACAGAGAACTCTTTTATGACACCATCAAGGGCTTTAGCTTGTTCTGGGTCAAGTCCCTTAATAAGCAGCTCATAAATACTGTGCCCCTTCACCTCATCGTATATATCTATGTTGACTTTCTTTTCAGTCATCATCATGTTCCCGGTATGACTCGTGTCTCAACAATAGCACGTGCGAGCTTGGCTGCATCCATATGTACATTCAAATTAATCTGGACCTTGCCCTTATCGGCAGAGTTCTCTCCGGCAAATACGCCTGAACCGAGGATCTCCTCCACTTTAGTTTGTAGATTGACGGTGTCGACAGTGGCCAGTGTTTCTGTCATCTTGGCAATTCCGGCGGCTGCCCTAGCGAGCTTATTTGTCACCACGTCTACATCGACAGAACCCCTGCCCACACCAGAGAATATATCACCAACCTCCTTAAACACACCGGCGAATGATCTGAAAGCTGTGCTAGCCGAGCCCGAGAGCTCTGTGACCTTCAAAAGTGCTGGTGCCATAATACTCACACCTTCAATTATAGCGCCGGAAAATGATCGAAGGCCTTCGAGTAGGATATTCTTGGCCCCTGCCATCGCGCTACTAACGAAGTCAACACCGGCTTTTACCTTTTCACCGACAGCCTTTAGTGCAGCACCTGGATCTTTTATGATATTCGCGACATTAGCAAACGCCTCCTTGGCTTTTGCAACACCAGGAATCTTATTTAAGCCATCGAGAACATTCCCCATCATTGCCCTTCCAGCATTCGCAAGGTTACGAAATGGGCTAGACGGATCTTTTGGTTCGCTGCCCGGTAGCCAATCCCTAAATTGCTGCCACTTATCTCTCCACCAGGTTGATATTAGCGTCCACTGCTCCTTGAGACCGTCCCAAACGCCGCCTATAATCTCTTTTCCTATTCTCTTAAGCTCTCCAACTCCTGTCAGCCACGTCTCGATAGCGGGCATAATCGTGTTAGACCACAGACCCTTAAACATGTCTTTGACCTCGTATGTAAACGTGTCCCACGAGGCGGCAAATTTATCCGGATCGAGCCACTTCGACAAGAGTCCAAATGATACCAGGTCTGCAACGCCGACAGCCCACTCTAATGCCCGACCAATAAAATCAGACATTATGCCACCTAGGGCCTTAATACTGTCCATAAATCCGCCGCCAGCTCGAGCAGCGTCCATAAACCGCTTCTTAATATCGCCAAACAAGCCTATCACTGGCTTTACCGCAGCCCAGAGCAAAAGTATTAGTGGAATCTTTTTAATAATCCACGTAAATGCTGATCCTATGCCTCGAAGACCAGGACCCTTAATGAAATTGCCCAGTCTACTCCACGGAATCTTTTTGAATGCCCATTTAAGGGGTTTCCAAAGCAATTTTCCTATACCCTTAAAAACTCCCCCAATTGCGGAAAGGAGGAGGCCGGGGAGAAGTGCAGCCATTGTGAATACGGCGACGCCTAGCTGCTGTTTCCATGGTAGCTTCTTAAATTCCTTCCAGATTCGTTTAGCAATCATTGTAATCAACTTCACCACTTGTGGTATCACAACATCCGCCGTCATATTTAAAAAGTGTTTTATCTTACCACCCATCTGACTGGCACCGCTGCCACCAAATAAACTAGTCGTAAAATTAGTAAATGCCTTCTTCAGGTTTTTAAGCATCTTATTGAATGCCTTTGTCTGTTCCGCCTGGGTCGAGGCCCCAAAGAATGCTTTAAATGACTTATAGGCGGCATTTATTGGGGCGACTGTTGACTTTATAGCATTCGACAGCATTTGAAACAACTTGGGCATCTTAGAGATGGTATTATCAGTCCCCTCAAACATCTCTCGTATAAAATCAAAATCCAGCAGCGTGTCTCCAAGCTCCCTGCCTATTTCGTAGACCTCGACAAGCGCTGTTCTAAACGATGCTGATGCGCCTGTGATCCTGCCAAAAAGGAACAGCGACTGGCTTATGCCCTCTATAAATGACTCAAAGAAACCCTTGCCATCCAACATCATGTCGCTCATCTTGACAACGACATTCTCGATCTCCTTGGCGACGTCCTGCATTGCCTTGACCATCTGCTGCTGTGGATCTGTCTCGGCCATCTTGGCTGCCAGCTCCTCCTGAGACATGTACTGTGATTCCTGTGAGAATGCCAGTCGAGCTGCCTCCTCTGAGAGGCCCGATGACTGTGCTAGCAGGGCGAGCTCATGCCTGCTCAGGGTCTCTGCTGACTTGCCGGCGCGGAACATGGCCTCCCGCATCTGATCCAACTGGTCTGCGGGGCTGGCAGCATTCAGCATCTTCATCGTGTCTATCTGCGTTCCGAACGCCTGGCTGAGCTTGGAGACATTCTCAGCTGCCTTGTCGAACGTGAAGAAGGCGTCGGAGATCCCGGCAAGATCCTTGATCGATATGCCAAGCTGTGTAGCCTTTGACATCGCTGACTCCATCTCAGCACGGTTGGCATTGCCGAATGCCTTGACATTCCTGATCATCTGACTGAAGCCTTTGTGGGCCTGCTTGGCTGATATACCTAGTGTGGCCGATAGGCGATGCGAGCGAAGGGTGACGTCCTTCACGGCTGAGACGCCGTCCTCGCCCATCGCGCGGAACGTGTTATTTAGCTGACCGATCTCCTCTCCTGAATAGCCGGCAGCCATAGCTAGCTTGCCCATCTCAATCCTGTTATCCTGTGACATCCTAGCAAAGCCTGCCAGCTGTCCAGGATCCATGGCGCCATAGAGTTCACCCATCTTATTTATCAGGTTTATGGCCGCATCGTAGCCGAAACCTGCTGAGACGCCCATCTTCGAAAATGCTCGACCCATGGCCTGGGCATCCTTTATCACCATCTTGCCTGGGCCTTTTGTCAGGCTGCCAAACTTCTTACGAACATTCTCCTGGGCCTCCTGGACACGCTCTAGTTGCTTGATGACCTCGTGCATTTTATCTATGTAATGCTTATAGAAACTCTTTAATACCCCAATAGATGCCAGGATGGCACTCATAATCCCGCCAAAGACCCCGCGAATACCAGCACCAAACTTCCTAAACCCAGCTTTGGCTTTTCGGACTGCCTTTTCCATCTTGCCGATCTCTTTTGTCGTATCCTCAGTTGCCTTCTCGGCCTCCTTGATCGCTTCGGCCGCTTCTTTGCCAGAATTTCTCAGGTTTTCAAATGCGTCTGTGTCGGCGCACTCCAACGCGGAGCACATATCACGCTGTAATGCCACCTGACGAGTCAGGTCATTATTCATGCTCTTCATAAGCGCCTGGCGCTCCTTGAGCAGCTTATTAATAGCCTGTGTTGTCTTGAGATTCTCTGCCACGTGTCAGTCCATCTAAGTTATAGTGGCCAGGGAGATCCGACATGCTGAAGGAACTCGGCGGCCGCTGCATTCTTCCTGTCGACAGATTTCATAACGTTCTCAAGGCCCTGATTTTCAGAGGCCAGCATATCATTCAGGTCGCTTGTTGCAGCCATCACACGAGCAGTCGCCATGACCTGCTGTCGCGTTCCGCCCAAATCAACAATTGGCGCTGATTGGTGTCCCACCACGCTGGCCGCAGCTAGCGCAGGAAACATCCTAGACATAATTGAGTAGTCATCATGCATTGCTGCCACACTCACTATTACCTTATAAATATTGCCATCAGGTGAATCTCCGCATTCTAGCAGGAGTTTCTGCCCTGTGTTTTCCAGAAAGCATGTTAGCTGTTGGATTATTGTCGTGAATAGCCTTGGACGCCGTCTTCGACGAGCGCTCAAATTCCTGGTTAATTCGCCTGATAAACCATATCCTATAACTAATAGGCATAGTATAACACTCGGTGTACGTGAAGCCACCGTAGTACATAAGTATGAATGTGTGCTCTAGGAATATCTCCTTATCGCTAGGCGTCAGGCCAAAAAAACGAGGCTCCGATTGGGAGCTGTACCTCCGCCGACTCTGAGCAGTGCTGGCAGTCCATCCAACTCTTCATCTCAATTCCAGGCTCAATCTTATCCATCTTACGTCGAAGGGCTAATGAGTCTCTAGCAGGCATGTGTCGGATGAAGTGATTAATAGAACTGCGCTCGGTCTTTCCATCCACAGTCAACAGGGTATACTGAAGCTTGTTCGTCACAAGATTATCGCCCATAATACCGCCCTTTTTACGTCGCTCAGAAGCAATCATTATCTCCTGTTCGTCACGTCCTGTCAGAAACTTAAATGTGACACGCTTTTTGGTCATGGGAAGTGTAAACTCAAAAGCATTCATTCCAGGTTCTATTGGGTCATCACCAAGAGAGGTAATGGGTAACTCTGCAAGGTTAAACTCATGTGAATCCTTTGTGGAGCATGAAGGACACTCGACCTCCGTATTATACTCGACGCCATAGCCCGTAATTCGAATTGCAACCATTAATGCATTCCTATCACCGGACAGCAGCGTATTAGGATCAATTCGCTTATCAACCAGGCATGACCTAATCAATTCCGTAATGACAGTCCCCTTCTTAATAAATGCCTTCGAGGTGAGAATATCCTCCTCCCGTGCAGTCATTGCCTTAATATCAACAGTATCACATGCGTGAAGCGGGTGATCAACTGCATACGCCATTCCTCGACTTGGAAGCGGAACTGTCTCTACGGGTATCTCAAAATCCAGTTCCTGTGTCTGTACACCTGGGGTGCCTCGTAACGACTCTTCAGGTCCTGGTGAGTTAAATACTTCGTTCCTTCTGTTAGACATATAAAATAGTTCTCCTAGGGATGCTCATGTAAATTGTACGATACCAGGCAGCGGTGTAAATGAAATTTTATTTAAAATCTGCGCCTTTTTAACTAACATTAATATAATAATGGCGCATGTAGGGCCCGGTATCGACCAATATTAATTATTACAAAAATAAAAACCCCGCCTGCAGGCGGGGTCCTTAAAAAGTTAGTATAATTAATCTTAGAACTGAAGCACGCAGTTATCGAAGCGCATTGTGAGAGCAATCTCAGTGGCGTCGCTGGCACTATAATCCAACTCGTTGAAATTAGCCTCTGTTAACCATGCACCCTTCATATCCCAGAGTTCAACAACTGTACCGACAGGATCTAAGAGCTTAATCTGGCAATCACGCTTGTAAAAATCAGCGTAGCCGGCACGGCCTGAGACTGACTCGAAGTGAAGCCTGACCCACTCCATTACCTGCTGCGCACCTGAGGGGGCAATCGGATCATAAAGCGTTACTGATACCGTCCCAAATGTAGTGCGACCGGCAAGGTAGCGTGTGTGGTTAATAAATGGAAGCGTCACTTCCTCGGTACTGATGGTAGGCCGAGCGGCTGATTTTATCAGAAAAGCGTCAACGCCCTCTATCTGAAATACCCATCTAAACTTCCTTTTAGGCTCAAACTTATTAGGAAGCATCTCTGTGACTGATAGTGTCTCGGCCATTGCTAATTTCCTCCGCTAAAGATATATATGCTCGTTGTTGAAAAATGCATTCTCAATTATTCCTCGGCGCCAGCATTTGTGACAACAAAGTCGAGTGAGACGAATTCCACAGAGCGTGTCGGCTGTAGGAATATCTTACCTCGGATCGTGTTATTCTCAACGTCGGCCTGGGTAGTAGTGGTTGTGTCAATTATCACCTTGTACCTGTCAACGCCCTGTTGCTGCTGAATCCTCTGAAGGACCGGCTGGACTGCAGCCGAGAATGCAGCGAGGGTCGCCTCGCGGTTTGGTTCGAAGAGGAACCTATTGGCAATATTTCTGACCTGACGTCGAACGTCTATGAGAAGACGCCTGACGTTAATTCTATCTAGTGCAGACTGTGCCTGCTGGAGTGTCTTCTGACCGAAGACCACGACACCATTTCGACCTGGGAAAGTCCTGATTGGGTTGATATCAGTCTCGTAGAGGCGGTCCTGATTGTCCTGGTTGATTCGAAGAGCCACATCATCAGTGGAAGCAAGGGCACCGCGTGCAAAGCCCGCTGGGGCGAACCAGGGATGTGCCAGCTTGTCATTAAGTGAGAAGGCACCCAATACAGCGACTGACGGTGGAACATTAACCAGCGTATTGACTGTTGAGTCCAGGACAATAACGTCGGGGAAGTATGCCGCGGCAAACGATGTGTCGAGTGCGCGATTACCAAAAGCAGTCGCCGTATTCTGGACATGTGGCACCTGTGCTGATGATGTCACCACCATATTCAACGTATCACGCTCTTCGATATCCATGATGTAAAGTGCATCAAACCTATTTTCAACAGTGTTAATGGCCTCGTCTGTGACTGCCGAGTGCCTAATTCCTGGTATTGCCAAGAGCTGTAGGTCGACGTCACTAGTACGACCCATAATATCCAAGGCCTTAAGATATGCAGCGACTGTCGAGGATGACTTCTGCGATTCGTTCACGTCATCCATCTCCCGGCGGACAGCAGTGTTATTCATCTCCACCTTGTCCTTGTTAAACATGTTCAGGCCATTAAATCCGCCCTCGACAAAGAAGCTGAACTTAAGGAACCTACTCATTGCAGGAACGAAGTCGTCGGTGAAACTCAGTGCTCGACTCTTTCCAGCAGCGCTTGGTGAGATTGTACCATTCCTGACATACTGCCAGGACAGTGCCGTTGAAATATCCACTTTGCCGTCGGAGCCTGTCAGGATCTTAAGGTTTAATAGACTAAACTTATTATTGTTGAATAGGTCTGAATCCAAAATACCACCATTTAGGCGCGCCTCACCGGCATTTGAGCCTGTCGAAACATTGAGCGCATCCAGCCTAAAGTTGGGGAAGAAAGATGTCATAGAGGCCAGTGTCGGATTTGGCAGCTGGCTTATATTTGGACCAGCAAGCGTCGTCTCCCGCTCGAACTGGATACCCCAGTACAAGTTGGCATTAAATCGGGAATTAATGGTACCACTTTGGTTTGCAACTAGATGCTGCCTGAATGGTATTGGTGGTTCATTCATTCTTCCCATAGGAGAGCCTGCAAGGTCGGCTGGGAGGCCTGTGTATACGGCCGCTTCGTGTGAGGCAGGAGCAAGACAGTTTGTTCCCGATAGAAGCAGGTGATCAGGACCCCTGAATCCTACTGGAAGGGAATCGTCTGACGTATCGCCTGCGGCTAGCTCGATAGAGCGCTCAACTCGAATATAATTGGAGACATTCGGATAGCTTCCCTCGACCACAATTCTCTGCTCATCATCGACCTTGTCAAAATCGAAGTATGTCGTCATGTCTCCAACTCTTGCAGAGATATAATTGGGAGATGAAGGATCCAATGAAAGACCTGAGAATGTCTCTAGTTCAACTGGGTCATCATCTGTATCGTAAAAGTCCCTTACCACCAGGTCGAATGTACCGAATAAATCAGTGGCTGATGTCGACTTTTTAATGTTCCTTATTGACAACTTATATCTATCATTAGCACCCTGCATTGTTGGGGCCTTAGAATTACCTGTGGAACGTAGCTGGCCGTCGTCAAGAGCATGAAGTCTAAATAGGTTGACATTTGCCTGACTGGTTAGCCATGGTGACTTGGATGTAGTAAATCGATTCTCAAACCCCTTGTACTCAGGCCGGGTCGCGGCACCGGTTGTCATATCCGCCGAACCGGTTGCTAGGAAAACAATATCCTCTAGCCTCTTTCCATTAGAATCATGGTATGCTGCAGCGGCTAGGAGATTCGATCCTGTCGGAACGCAAAAAGCCTCTTCCAGATCATAGTGAGCATAAAGCAGATGACCTGCCTCCTCTATCTTGGTTGCATCCTTATTGAACACCTTGGAAAAATATTCTGGTGATGTTGGGTTGAGTGATGCCGTTATCACGTTTGGATACGCAGCGGTCGACTTATGCCCGTTTAAAAGCATGACAAATGATGATGATCCTGACGCTATATTAAGGGAGCCAGTCATTGCTCCTCTAGGCCCTGTAGAAGAAGCCGCTGTTGAATCATCCGTAGGTGTATTATTATCAGTAGTCGTACCTGATAGCATTAATACAACCTGATCAGGTGCCATTAGCACACCACGAAGAGTGACTGTCTGCGCATTAAGGCCTGCATCGGTAAAAATTGTGGAATTAGCTGCCTGTGCCATTGCTGCTGCAAGAAAATGCACATTTCCAGGTTGGTTTCCAGCAACAGCATATGGATTAGGACCAATCAGTCCATTAGCCTGTACCTGCTCGGCACCGACAGTAAATCCTGCATTTGTAACCTTTCCTGTTGACGTGGATCGCTTCTTGCCATCGCCGGCACCCAGGATACGAAGGTAGGAACCAGCAGTGGCATTTCTCATCCACTCGGTCACCGCTAGCGGCCCAAATTTCTTACCATCAGTGTCACCAAACTTGGCGACAAAATCCTGGCGGGTGCCAAATGTAACAGGCACAAATGCGAGCCCCCTGTCAGCGGTTCCTATCACTCCGGCGGGGACACCGAATGCTGTAGCATTCGTAGGTCCGCTAAGGTCAATTTCACGCGTTGTGACGCCTGGGCTTGTTAATGTTCTTTCGGCCATGTTGTTAACTCCTAAAATTCATCGAATAAATATTAGCTTATTCAA